CAAGCTCGTATGAGAAGTGGGGCTTGTCGATTTGACAAAGAAGCTGATTGGTATCAAAACTTTGAGGATGAACTTCTTAGATTTCCTAGAGATAAGCATGATGACCAAGTAGATGCTTGGGCGTATTTGGGTTTGATGCTTGATAGGATGTGGGAAGCCCCAACCGAAAAAGAAATCGAAAAAGAAGAGTACGAGGCTTATATTCGTGAAAGTAATGTAGTAGACTCTGGACGATCTGCTATTTGTGGGTACTAAAGATATGCACTTAAAAGAAAAGTTTAACATTGAAGACCTCATGTATGAGGCCAACATTGCTACCCTCCTATGCAAAGAGGACCTGACAACTATCGGGGTTCAAATTGTCAGGGACTTTGATAACGATATTTCATCTCGGAGCAGTTGGGAAAAGCGTACTGAAACTTCTCTTAAACTTGCGCTCCAAGTTGCTGAAACTAAAAACTTCCCTTGGGCTAATGCTAGCAACGTTAAATTCCCACTCATCACTATTGCTGCACTGCAATATCACGCTCGCAGTTATCCTGTATTAATAGACAGTGATTTGCCAGTTAAGTGCCGTGTTGTTGGTGATGACAAAGATGGACTACGTAGCCTTCGTGCTACTCGTGTTGAACAACACATGAGCTACCAACTTCTTGAAGAAGATGAAGATTGGGAAAGCGAAATGGATAAGGTTCTTATTACACAACCTATTATTGGTTGTGCATTTAAGAAAACCTACTATGATCCAGTTAAGAAACACAATATCTCTGAGAACGTTTTAGCTAAAGACTTGGTAGTTAACTACTGGACTAAGAGTCTAGATACTGCTCACCGAGTTACGCACGTTCTTCAAATGACTAGCAATGAAATCTATGAGCGAGTAGCTCGTGGATTATGGCTTGATGTATCTGAAGGTCGTAGACAACAACAGCCAAGTATTTTAATAAGTGATAACTTACAAAGTGCTCAAGATAAAGCTCAGGGTTTAACACCTCCAGAGTCAAGTGATCCAAGTACTCCTGTTGAAATACTTGAACAACATTGCCACATTGACTTTGATGACGATGGTTATGCTGAACCTTACATTGTTTATGTGCGTAGAGACAATAAACAAGTTGCTCGTATTGTTGCTAGATACAGTCAAACTGATGTAGAGCGTAATGACGAGAATACTATTCTTAGTATTAAAGCTGAACAGTATTTTACTAAGTATCCTTTTGTACCTTCACCTGATGGTGGTTTCTACGACTTAGGTTTTGGTGTTCTTCTTGGTCCTTTGAATGAGTCAATCAACACAATCATCAACCAGCTCGTTGACGCTGGTACTATGGCTAACACTGCTGGTGGATTCCTTAGCCGTGGTATTAAGTTACGTGGTGGCAACTACTCCTTCAATCCTATGGAGTGGAAGCATGTAGACACAACAGGTGATGATCTGCGTAAAGGCATTGTTCCATTGCCAGTACGTGAACCCTCACAAGTTATGTTTACGTTGTTAAATCTGTTGATTAATTATGGTGAACGCATTGGTGGTTCTGTAGATATTTTGTCAGGTCAAAACCCTGGACAGAATACTCCTGCTGAAACTACTCGCACTATGGCTGAACAGGGTATGAAGATATTTAATGGTATCTTTAAACGTACTCACCGCAGTCTTAAACAAGAGTTTCGTAAACTGTATCGCTTAAACCAAATCTTTATAACTGAAGATACACCATACGTATCTAATGCTAAAAACACTGGTATTGTTTTAGCTTCTGATTACGTGGGTCCTGTTACAGACGTAATGCCTACTGCTGATCCATCTGTAACTTCTGATGCTCAACGTATGAGTCAAGCTGCAGCTATTGCACAACGAGTTGCTGTAACACCTGGTCTATACAATCGTTATGAAGCTGAATACTCTTTCTTAAGAGCAATGAAAGTTACAAACATTGACAAGATATTGCCTGATCCTAAAGGACCAAATGCAGTACCTCCACCATCTGATCCTAAGATTCAAATCGAACAGATGCGCCAGCAAACTAAACAAGCTGAGATGGATTTAAACATGAAGATGGGTCTGCTTAAACTAATGGGTGAAGCAGAACTCAACCAAGCACATATCCAAAGACTTGAAGCAGAGGTAGAAGCTATCAAGATTGGTATTGTGACTGAAGGTGAAAGAATGCGTATTCAAGAAATTAATATGCAAATTGGTCTGCAACGTGAGCGTAGAGAAGGTGTCCTTAGTTCTATCCAAACTATGAATACTGTCTACGACAAAATGAAGCTAGACCTAGGGAAACAATCCCCTGAGCAACCAATGATGCCACAGGAGATGATGCCCCAAGTACCACCTCAGTAAGGTTTTAAAAAGGAGAGAGAATGGAAGCAGTTAGCCAAGACAACTTCGATGAATGGAAACACCATCCAGTTACTAAACGTTTGATGAAGATGCTTAGTACAGACAGGGAAGCCATGAAAGAAGGTCTAGTCAACAATACGTTTGACGATGAGCAAGAAGTAAAAGGTCGCTGTAGAGCAATTGCAATTATTCTAAATTTGGAATATGAAGATTTGTTTGAAGCAACTATTAAGAGAGAACCAAATGAGTAATGAATCAGGTATTAACCCAGTAGGGTGGCGTGTGCTTATCAAGCCACAAGAAGTAAAAGAAGTCTCCGAAGGAGGCATCATTCTTACTACTGAAGTAACTAAAGATCGTGAACAGATGGGTAATACCACTGGTGTTGTTGTAGCTATGGGCGACCAATGCTATGCCGATGAACCCGCACCTTGGTGTGGAGTAGGCGATAAAGTTATCTTTGCTAAGTATGCAGGTCTACTGTATCTAGGTAAAGATGGGTTTAAGTACCGAATGGTTAACGATAAAGACATCACAGGCACTCTTGATGATGATGTTGATCTTGTTGATCCTTATTTGGCAAGAAAGTAAACTAGGAGTAAGATATGAGTGAAGAAAACAATGATGTTACTAGTAACGAAGTTGCTCCAGAAATTCAACATGAGGCTGAATCTCAAGGTTGGGTTCCTAAAGAAAGATTTCGTGGTAATGAAGCTGATTGGGTAGACGCTGATATTTTTGTAAAACGTGGTCGAGAGATTCTTCCTATTCTGCGTAAGAATAATGAGAACCTTGTTAAAGACTTACAAGCTACAAAAGAGCAACTCAAAGAATTTCGACTAGCAGCAGAAGAGTTCAAACAGTTTCAACGTGAAACCTATGAACGTAAAGTTAATGAGTACGAATTACGTATTCAGGATATTAAAGAAAGCCGTGCTCAAGCTATTAGCGATGGGGATGGTCAGAAAGTCAATGCCCTAGATGACGCATTGGACCTTGCAAAAGAAGAATACAAAGAGGCTAAACAAGCCGTTAAAGATGCAGATGTTGTTAAAACACCTGAACCAGCACCAGTTGAAATTGAACCAGGCTTACAAGCGTGGTTAGATCGCAACACTTGGTTTGGTGAAGATAAACGAATGACTGCTGTAGTTAATGGTATTGGTGAGAGTCTTAGAGTAGAGTTTCCTATGCTTAAGGGACAGCCGTTTCTGGATAAGCTTGATGAAGTGTTAGCAGAAGAGTTTCCTAATAAGTTTGGTAAAAAACAAAGTATACGTAGTCGGGTTGAGTCTGGATCAGGTAGGCAGAGTCGTGGTAGTAGCAACTCCCAGTCTTATGACAATCTTCCCTCTGAAGCTAAAGCTGCATGTGATCGGTTTGTTAAGCAAAAGCTTATGACCCGTGAACAATATGTTGCAGACTTTGACTGGAATTGATTTTTAACTTACATTAAAGGAAATTGATATGCCCCGTGCACTAAATGAGTTTGAAAAACGTGATCGTCTTATAGAGAAAATGGCAGAAAGAAATGCTCCATCAGCACCAACTGCCGCAGAAGATGGTACAACTCGAAAACGTAGGAATGTCTTTAATGGGACAGAAGCTAAGATAAGTGTCCGAACACAGATAGAAGGCTATCATCTCCATGTCTTTACAGATACTGGAGGACGAATTAAAGAAGCTGTGGATAGCGGCTACGAATTTGTAAAGCCTGATGAAGTGGGAGGCGTGAGCGAGAATGTGATCAGCCGTAATGGTGATCTTGGAGAAAGAATTAGATATCTTGTAAATCCTCGTGCAGAAGGCACGGAGCAATACGGGTATTTAATGAAGATTCGGCAAGAGTGGTACGAGGAAGATCAAGCTGAACTTCAAGCTAAAAACAATCGCATTGATGCTGCCATTCGCAAGGGTAAGATTACTGGAGATGATCCATCTTTCTACACTCCTCGTGATGGTATCAAACTTAACTAATGTTTTATTAAGGAGTCTTAAATGGCTAACGTAAACAAACCCAACGGGTTCAGTCCTGTTGGTAACTTGCTAGGTGGCAAGTGGAATGAGCAGGGTCGTGTATACGCTATCCCTACCTCTGACACTACCAATAGCTATGCAATTGGTGATTGTGTAATGTCTGCTTCTGGTTCGGATTCCACTGGTATCCGTTATATCCAGAAATGGGGCGGTGCTACAACTACTTCTGCTTTGCCTTTGGGCATTATCGTGGGTATTCGTGTTGCTGATCCTGGCGTAAGCTTGGTTGGTACTAACTTAAACCTAACACAGACATATATTGCCGCTGGTACTCGTACTAACGTGCGTTATGTGTATGTTGTGGATGATCCTTTCGTCTTGTTTGAAGCTCAGTTTGGTTCTACGGGTGCAACCGCAGCTCAACTGTCTATGAACGCTGCCGTGACTATCTCCGCTGCCGATCAAACTTCTTTGTCGCCAAGTTCACCGTTCTCTGATATGGTCCTCTCAGGTCCTGCAGTTACGGCTACTTTGCCAATTCGTTTGCTTGGTGCTGTTCAACGTATTGATAATGAAGCGACTACTGCTGCTAGTCCTTATATCCGTGTGTTGTGCAAATTCAACTATCATGAGTACGGTACTATCGCCTCTGCTTCTGGCACAGTCGTTAATTACCTTGCAGTTTAATTAAGGAGAATAAATTATGGCTGGTGTAATTACTACCGCATCCCACCCCAAGGCTCTATGGCCTGGCGTTAAAGCTTGGTGGGGACAAGTCTACAATGAGCATCCAGAAGAGTATGTTGACCTGTTTGACAAAGATACTTCTACTCAGAACTACGAAGAAGACGTCCAACTGTCTGGTTTCGGTCTAGTTCCTGTGAAGTCTGAAGGTCAAGGCACTGCATACGACTCTGAAATCCAAGGCTTTACCACACGTTACACACACGTTGCTTACGCAATGGGTTACATCGTGACTAAAGAAGAGTTGGATGACAACTTGTACGAGCAAATCTCTAAGAAACGTGCTTCAGCTTTAGCAATGTCTTTCCGTCAAACGAAAGAAAACATTGCTGCTAACGTGTACAACCGTGCTTTTAACAGCACGTATAAAGGTGGTGATGGAGTTGCTTTGTGCTCTGTTAGTCACCCCAATACTTCTGGTGGTACATTCGCTAATAAGCCTGTGGTTGACGTTGACTTGTCAGAAGCTGCTTTGGAAGATGCAGTGATCGCAATCATGGGTCTGCAAAATGATCGTGGTTTGTTGGTTGCTATTCAACCTGACAGTTTGCACATTGCTCGTCAAGAAGTGTTCAATGCTCAGCGTATCCTTCACTCTAAGTATCAAGTAGGTAATGCCAACAATGACATCAACGTCATTGCTACTGGTAACTATCTGCCTGGCGGCTTTAAAGTGAACCACTACTTCACAAGCCCACACGCTTGGTTTATCCGTAACACCATCCCTGGTGGTACTGGTATGAAGTACTATGAGCGTCACGCTGTCACGTTTGATCAGGACAATGACTTCGACACTATGAACGTTAAAGCCAAAGGCTACGAGCGTTATAGTTTTGGTTGGTCTGATCCCCGTGCCATCTTTGGCTCTAATGGTCCGTAATTGTTATTAGTAACAAGCCCTCTCCCAAAAGGAGGGGGTTCTTTTTTTAATCAAAGGAATTTAAAATGAGCTACGAACGTGAAAAAGAAAAAGGTAAGCGTCCTGATGTTACAGTCCAAGCTAAAATGATGGCAGCTAAGAAAATGGCTCCCATGAAAAAAGCGGCTGCAAAAAAGACTATGCCTAAAAAGAAAATGTAAAGTACAATTCAGTCTTCCAATGACGCTTCAGAAATGGAGCGTTGTTTTAAACAACGTCAAAGGAACTTATCATGGCTTCTCCTACCCGATTCCCCGCAGGTGTATCTACACAATCCGTTGGCTCTACTTTAGGCCAATATCCCTCCCCCGATCCCTCAGATGTTGCTCAAGATTTTCACGAATTTGATCAATATGTTGCTGCCGACTGGACTGTAACTAACACAGCTAGTCATGCAACCATTGGTTTAACGGCTGGTGCAGGTGGTTTAATGTCTATTGCTGGCGGTGCTTCTAGCGTTACCGCTGACATTGGTGCAATTTTATCTAATCCACTAAACTTTAACATTCCTGTTAATGCTGTTTCTTCTGCCTATCCTCCTACAACTAGAGCTTGGTGTTATGGTGCATTTAAAGTTACTACTGCCATTAACGATCAAATTCAATTTGGTGCTACTAGTAGCAATGCTGCATTAACTCCTACTGATGGTATCTACTTTAACAAAGCTGCGGCCTCTACTGATATTACTTTTGTTGTTCGTAAGAGCAGTGCTTCTTTAGCAGCTACTTCTTACTCTACTGGTACTACCACTGTAGCAACTTTAGTTAACGCAACCTTTATTAAGTTAGGTTGGTTCTATGATGGTGCAGGTACTATCAACGTGTTTGTTAATGACAACATGGTTTGTGCTGTTGATGTTGGGTTTAAATCAGGTGCTGTTGTCGCTACTTTCCCACAAGCTGTTAACTTAGGACAAGGTTTTGGTTTGAAATCAGCAGCTACAGCTCCCACTACATCTGACATGATTGTGGACTTTAGCATGACTTCACAAACTCGTTCTTACTAACCAACATACACGCCACACTTGTACACATAGTGTCGGGTGTGGTTTGTTGCATCAATAACTTGATGTTAAACGTAAACAAAGTAGGAGTTTAATATGAGCACCGTATTTATTAAGAGTGGCGATCAACCTCGTTACTTGGCTTTTAGTGGAGTGTTGTCAAGTACAACTGCAATTGCTTCTTCACCTATCTACAAAGAAAGTCCATACAGTACATTTCAAGCTATTGTTACTGGTACTGGTTCTGTAGGTGCTACTGTTGTCATTCAAGGTTCTAATGAGACAGACACATTTAATGGTACTAAATCTAATTGGGTAACTGTTGATACGTACACTTTATCTGGCACTACAACTGCTACTAATGGTAGTACGTCTATAAGTGTTTGGAGATATATTCGTGCTAACATAACTGCTATTTCTGGCACTGGTGCTACTGTACAAGTAATCATGTGCGTCTAATAGGAGTCCTGATATGACCTCAACTGTATTTATTAGCGGAACGGTCATCGAGTCCCCTTGGCTTAATGACGTTAATGATTTTGTGTATGGTACTGGTAGGTGGCAATGGGAAACTATTGCTACATCAGGTCAAACAGTTTTTAATCTTCCTTATGCTTACACACCAGGTTCTATGAGATTATCTATTTTTATTAATGGACTTAAGCAATCTAGAACATCTAGCTATGCAGAAACTAATAGTACAACTGTTACTTTTACACAAGCTGTTCCAAACACAGCTTTAGTAGAATTTAACAACTATTAAGCAAAGGTTAAATTATGGCTAACATGAGAATATCCGCACTAACTTCCGCAACTACTCCGTTGGCGGGGACAGAAGTTTTGCCTATTGTTCAACTAAGTACCACAGTTAAAGTAGCGACTAATGATTT